GTTCAGATGGTACTATAATTAAATCCATTCTATTGCAACCATGTACCCAATCTAATGGACAATGTGTTGTTTCAATTGCTGCAGTAATGCCAATGTTATAATGTCCTACTGGTTGAAATTCATTTGGTACAGTAACCTGAATATAAATGTCAGGCTTTTGTTCTACTTTTGGAATAATACTATCAACTATCCACTTATGAAATGGATTGTCATAATTAAGTGAGTCCATTGGAGTATTGCCCCAGCGTGTACTAATTACTTTAATTTCAAACTTATCTAATTTATAAAGAGAATGTAATAAATCTCTCGCGTGGTCACCATACCCACTTCTTGTTGCTATTGGTGCCTGAAATACTAATGTTGGTTTCATACTATAACTCTATTAATTTAAATTTTTGTTTTGGTTTCCAATTTTCAAATGCACCTTCCATACCATCAACTAATTCTTTACACATTGCTTCTCTACTTAATAATCCTTCACCCATAAAATGTTTTCTACCTTTTAATGCAGCTTTATCTCTATCTTCTTTTGGAGTTTTATACCAATCCATAATTAAAGGAGTAATATCTTCAAAATCAACTCTATCATCAAAAATATATGGAGTAGGTACTGAACCTGTTGTTGACCTAACTGGCCAAATTGGTTTAACCCAATCTCCCCAAACTACACCTGCTTTTTTATGTCTATCATGTAGAGAACCAATTTCAACATAATCTTCTGCAGTTATTAATTTACCTGTACCTTTGTCTCTAAATCCACATTGGTCTTGTAAACCACCTGTAACCGTTAATATAATTGGTGTTCCTGCCATTACTGATTCTGCTGTTGCTAAACCAAATCCTTCGTTGGATGCTACATTGATTGTCACATCACCTATATTATATAACCAATTTAATTGTTCTTCAGAATATCTATTTGGTGCAAATACTACATTGGTTTCAGGTGAACAACATTCTGCAATTGTTCTTGGTAAATCCGTTCCATGTTCTTCAACAGGAGTAGTGTGCATTAATAAACATACTTTACTTCTTTGTTCAGGAGCAAGTGCTTCAACAAACTTATCGAATGCTAATATAACATCAACCGGTTGTTTTCTACGGATATTTCTATTATTCCAATACAACACAAAATCATATTCTTTATCTCCAAATATACTTTCTTTAAAATCTTTTGGAACTTCTACTGGTTTATATAAATCCGAATTGATACCATGTGGTACATAACTTACTTGCCAATCTTCAGGTTTAGTCCAATGTTTTTCTTTATCCCAACCCCAAACTCTACGGGTAATACCATATGTTTGTTTTGAGATAGCACCAATCCAATCACAACTTTCGTAGTAATCTCTATTATACTTTGGGTCTGGTAAATCATCCCAAATATGATAGAAAAATAATGGACATGTTTGTCTAATTTCATGCTCAATATCATATAACCATAACCAATATCTCGGGTCGGTAAAGTGTAAGATTGCATCAGGTTTCTCAACCATTAACAATTGACGAATTATATCGGCATTACCATAACCATCAAATGGATATATTTTAACACTTGCATCTTTTACGCCTGTTTGTTCTCTAACACTATCGTTTAAATCAAATACTTTACCTGCCTCAGGATGTTTGATTGCTGCACCTAATTGTACCCAATCATATTTGTCAACAGTTCCCAAAACTAATTGCTTAGAAACATTTGCAATACCACTTGCCATTCGTAAATCATCCGCCAATAACAGAATTTTCTTTTTTGCCATAACTTTTAAAATATATATTGTTTAATTTAAATTTTTTAATCCTCTATCACACAATCCTCTATGAAAAAACTCACACCATTCACATAGTTTGGTTGCGTTCTTTGGGTACTCTATGTCGGTTTTATAATTACCATCTTTGTCAAATACACTCTCTACAAAGTCCGTAAAACCTTTCCATGCTTTGTTTACTGATATCTTACCATTTGCAGGTATGTGTTTGCTAATTCTATGTGTTGGAATATCCTCTCTTACTTCTACCTTTCTTTTCAAAATGATAAATTCAACATCAATTACATCTTCGGAAATGTTTAGTAATTCTGCATAGAACTTTTTGTATAATAAGATTTGTGCACTTTTAACTGGGTCTGATTTTTGATACTTACTCCAACCTCTCGTAGAAGTCTTAAAGTCAATAATTTTGTATTTACCTGTAAAGGTATCTCTGATAATCAAATCTATGAAACCCATAAAGTTTACATTCTCTGAAATCTTTGTGTTTATAGGTTGTTCAATTGCTACCAACTCATCGTGTTTTAACGAAAAGAATTTGTTAAAGTTTTTGGGTTTTTGAAACCAATCTAATAAGACATTTCCATCTTCTAAAAACTCTACCATTTCTTCTTTGGTGCATATTGTAGTATTTCCTATTTCCCCTTCGGTTTCTTTAAGATATGCGTCTCTCATTCTTTCTTTTAAATACTCTTGTAAATCAATCATCTTGTCAGCTTGTGACTTTGATATTCTTAAACATTTCTCCAAATAGTTTTGAAGTGTTTCGTGCATTGCAGTACCAAAGATTGAATGAATATTAGAAGAACTTTCTCCTAACTTATCTATGTATGCTAATTTGTATTGTTGTGGACAATTATGCCACATACTATATTGTGAAAATGATACTCTTGCCATAATAACTGTAATATAAGACAAATAATTGGATTTACCAAATTATATCTTAAGTTTTAGTTTAGTTATTTGCTTTTTATCTATACCATATTTTTCACTAACATATTTCAAATATTCTCTACCTTCTCTACTTGCATAAAGAACTTCTAAATAGTCAATTGCTTGATTTTCTGAACAATCGTATTCTTTCTTTAAAAGGTCTACTATGAATTGTTCGTATTTATCTTCGGATTTTCCTTTAATATATTTCAAAAAGTATTTACCTTTTGGAATAACATTAATATACAAACTATACATTTCTTTTGGAGAAAGGGTTTGAGTTAAAGGTAATATAGATGCAATCAATTCAACCCATTCAGGCTTCATTGATAAAAATCTATTAATCATAAAATTACTCCAAGTTTTTAAATCTTCTTCTGAAAGTTTATCAAAATACTTTGGGTCTTGTATGGTAGTTATTGCATTAATATGGTCAAATAACTTTTGTGCCATTATTCTATGATTTTTGTTTCTTGTAGTTCTTGTGGAAGTAATTCATTTAAAGGTTTACCACAAGTTGCACATACATACAATTCAATCGGCATAACCGAATCCTTTGGTGCACCTGTTAATAATCTACTAATTTTTTTGAATCTATAACCTGGTAAGAAAATCTTTCCACCACAATCACAATCCATATCTCTTGCGTCATTTAAATTAAAATTCGGCGGTAATTGTTGTTGTTCCATTATTTTATTATGTTTAATATTTGTATAATTGTAGACATAAATACGATTTCTTTATCTACTACCAATGCGTCCTTTGAAAGACCATCTGCAATAGTTAAAATCACATTTGCTACATTTCCTGTTGCGTATTCGTCTACTTTGTCGTATAACATTGTATACATTTCTGAATAGTCGTTTAATCTATTATCAGCTACTGCCTGTCTAATTTTCATAAACATATTTCTCTTATCGTCACTTTCTTTTAAAAGGTCAATAAGTTTAGTTGCAAAGTTTGCTTCAACCATTACTCTATGGTCTACTTTCAATTCTCCCTTTGCAGATTGTAATTGACAAGTATTAAGTATCCTTCTAATATCTGGGTAATATGAATTAATCACATCTGCCATATTCTTTGGTTCAAACTTAATCTTTTCAGCATCTAATATCTTTGCTACCTGAACTGCTACATCCTTTTTAGTCGGAGGAGTGATTGCGAAAGATTGACATCTACTTTGAATAGGGTCAATAATTTTCTCAATGTAATTACAGGTTAAGATAAAACGACAATGTTTACTGAATGTTTCCATTAAGTTTCTCAAAATCGCTTGTGCTCCCGGTGTCATATAATCAAACTCATCTAAGATGATTACTTTGAAACCTGCAAAACCAACCGATGATGCAAAGTTCTTTACTTTTGTTCTAACAGTATCCACATTGTTTTCATCCGATGCGTTGATAATCATAAAGTCACATTTGATTGTGTTTACGATTAGTTTAGCAAGTGTGGTCTTACCTGTACCCGCTTTTCCATACAACAATAAATGTGGTATGTCGTTTGCATCTAAATATTGCTGAATTGTTTCTTTGATGGTTTCATTACCAACATAGTCAGCAAGAGTTTGTGGACGGTATTTCTCCACCCACAAACTATGTTCTCTTTTGTTTATATCGTTTGCGAAAAAACTCATATTATTTTCCAGTTGAACCGAATCCGCCTTCGCCTCTTTCGGTGTTTGTTAATTCATCTACTTCTTTAAATTCAATTGGCGGGTGTGGGATAATTATAATCTGTGCACCTCTATCTCCAATTTCATATTTATTTAAACCTGATTTTTTAAATGTTGCTTGAATTTCTCCTCTATATCCACTATCAATTACACCAACCGAATTACTAAGAACTAAGTCGGTTTTACGAATAGATGAACGAGGAAAAACAAGTCCCACAAAACCTTCGGGTATTTCCATCGATATACCAAATCCATAAGTGATATCGTATTTGTTTTCACCTTTAATATCGGTGATAACTAAATCCATACCAGCATCACCATCTTTTGCGTAAGTGGGGATAATTGCTTCCGGACTAAGTTTCTTTATTTTGACTTGCATATATTTCTTGTC